ATAGATGCAGTCACTAAACATAACAACAACAGCATCAAATATAAGACCAATTTTATCATTAATGATTCGTACCTTGAGTTAGCATCAGAGGGTGCAATCTATGCCCCTCACGAAGTTAGTAACTGTGTCTACTCTATGTGTTACTTTATCAACTACAATGATGAGCAGCATAGTTACATTAAGTGGCGAAAGAATGTCTCCTCTAATCATTACCCAATAATTCAAATTGATAGTACAGAGTTAACACCTTATAACATGACTGAAGCAACATTTAAAATTAATGAAGGAGATATTGTTACTTTTCCCGCTAATCTTACGCATGGATATGATAGTAACCCAAGCAACGAAAGAATAACACTTAGTGCTAACATTGTTCCATCTAATTAACAATGAGTTTTCCACACAGTTTCTATTACTTTTCCACAACACATGTGGAAAATAGTGTATATTTAAAAGGTGTAATTAAATGTAATAGAGTGTTATTGAATTCGAGTTAATTGCACCTGGTAAGTGTTGTCTAAGAGCGTAACACATCGAGTTTTTTTTGTCAACAACTCATGGACAGATTACGAAATGTCTGTAACACCTTGACAGCACAATCATTATCCCCTATAATACACTTATCGCACAAATTCCAATGGGAAGGACTTACAAACGCAACGACCCCTATTCATCACATAGGGCGAAGAGTTTGCGAGAAAAGCGTAAACAATCCAAGACAAAGTACAGGAGGGAAAGTAACAACGAGAATTCCACAGATTCTGTGGAAAACTATCAACGACCACGCACACAGTTCGATTCACTTAAGGAGGACAATCATGGACGAAGATAGTAACTACGACCCGCTGCAATCTGATTGGATTGATGATATGCTCTACGAGGATAATTGTCCCCCTGAGTATGAAGAATTGCCCTCTAATGCCTAATCTATTCTTTGCCCTTTGCTGCCCTAATCATGCCTACTAAAGTAACAACAATTGAATCACAATTTCCTCCTGTAGATGTTAAATTGTGGGAAAGAGGTAAGAGATACTTTTGGGCGTATAATTACGATGGATGTAGTAAGAATGGACCGTTTAAATCTGAGAAGTTAGCATTACTTGACGCAACCCAATTTTCTTCCCCTAACTAATGACAATTCCAACATTATTACGTGAGGTTCTTGATACTTATGATGAAGGATCTCTCTCCCCTGATGATACAATTGAAATGGCACAGTTGTTGATAGATACGGGGTTAAATGAGACCCTCCTACAGTATCAACAATTATGTGATTATTACATTGCTGAGGGTATGTGCTATGATGTGCAATATGAGGAGGAATAGTATAACATAGTATGCACACAGTTAATAACACATAGGACAGTGATTCTGTGTGTTATTTGTGTTACTTAGTGGGCGTATATAAGAAACTTCCCTAACGCTAACCTACAACAGTAACCAAACGAGTTGTAAATATTTTTCGAGTATAAAATTATTCCCCCAGTATTTTTCTCCCAAATACCCCCAAAGTATATGAGCACCGCAAGAAGTAAGAAACTAATGTCCCTCCAAGAGGAATACAAAGACCTCATAGGTCGCCCATGGACAGGACGGCGAATCTTCGGTTGCTATAACATTATTCGTGACTACTATCGGGAGACAAGGGGTAGGGAATTGGCAGATTTCAACGCACGGAAAGTATACTCATTTACACCTGAAGCAATAGACGAAGAAAACGGTGAGTGGGTTTACAGGTCTGAGTGGGGCGATATGGTAGACTACACAGATTTACAGAAGGATGACATCCTACTCTTTAGATTGTATACCACAGCACTGGGAGGGTCATATTCGGCACCGAAAGATAGGTCACCCAATCATGGTGGAGTTTATCTAGGTGATGGATATATGTTACATCATCCATATGACGAGTTATCACAATTAGTAGATTTATATTCAAAGGGTTTCGAGATATATCAAGTGGCATGTGTGGGTGCAATACGTGGCAAGTCTACATAGGGTAATAACACTTAGATATATGTAATGAGCAAAAGATTTACACTAGATGTGCAGGAGGATGACTATGGAGACATATTCGTCACACTACCACAGGACTTACTCACAGAATGTGGATGGAATGTCAACGATGTGTTAGAATATACTATAGAGACGGATGAGTCTGTCACACTTACAAAAGTAGAAGAATGACATATACTCAGATATGTTTAACCATATTGGTTATATGTAATATCATTTCTCTAATAAAAAATTAGCGTCTTAAAAAATCCAAAAAAACGGCGAGGTGAATCTTGAATAAGTATGTGCATGGTGAAGGAATAAAAGAAACCGTCATCCCTGAATTTAAAACGGATGCGGAATTCATCAACTGGGCGTTTCAACAGCAAGCAGAAGCATTAACGAATCTTGCTAAACGTTTAGAAAGCATGGAGTTGGCATTACAGAAAATACCTCCCCCTGGTGCAGACATGATTAAATACAAGATTCCAGGGCAAGAAGAATATTCTAATTTAAAAGAGTTACTGGATAATCTGTTTGAGAGACTAAATATATTAGAAGAAAAGATATCTAAGTAATGGCAGCCTACGTGCAGGAGACAGGGAGAAGTTTCCCTAATCCTACTTCAAATGGTAATTTCACACAGGAGTTTAAAAGACCTTCTAATGGAAACTATCGTTCACATGGTGATTATCCTGGTGTAGGCACTGGCACTTCATATGAAATTACTTTCGAGGGTCATGGTCCAGGAAGTATGCCATTAGGTAAGGATATAGTCCATTACCTAGGCGATGATGACCCGACAGTCATAGGAGGCACCAGGCAGGGCATATTCAGGTATTACAGAGGGTCTAAGGATGACCACAAGTATACCCGTAGTCCTGAGATAACGAAAGCAGACATGGGTTGTGAAAACGAGTCATGGAAGAAAGCAGCAAGTGGATATAATAAAGAGCCTAGGAATGGTGCTCCAGTATTTTGGTTAATGAGAGAGCAGGTAGAAAATTCCGTCCCTGTGTATCAATATTACTCTTATTGGCCTGATGATACTCAGGTATGTGCTGGCACTAATGTCCCTACTGGATTGAATGGAGTAGGTTGTGGTAGAAACAAATATAAGAACGTAGGGTTACTTGGGTATGCCTTTACTACAGCAGCACACGCACAGGCGTATTGCACAGGGTCTGAGACCCCTAAACCGCTGTATGAGTATCTTCACCCCGACCCAGACCATTTTTATACTATAGACCCTGCTAGTGAGGTAAACCTTGCTGACAATAGTCCTATACCTCCTCTGAAGAGTTATAATAAGGAATACAACTATTTGGGTATCCTATGTTATGTTTTTGAGACAGATGTCCAAGACCAACCTAATAAGACAGTAGTCGATATTGGTAAGATAGGTCCAACTGGTCAATGTGTCGATAAGAGTGGGTGGTATGCCTATACAAGTGGCAATCAGAAGCCTTGGGGTGGTAATACAGGGTTATGGTCGCAATTCATGTATCAACAGATGCGTGATGACCAAGGAAATAATGTAGAGGGTCCACCTGCTATTAATGGTTGGGGATATCCTGGTAATGTAGATGCTACAAGTAATGACGCATTCTTTGAGTGGTCTTATGGACTACAGGGTGCTGTTAAAGCAGCAGTGCCTAGGTTTCTAGGGTTTGAGGATAGTTACGACTCACAATTCCTATTCTATCTGTATGATACGTCATATCCGTGGAATGGTCCTATCTTCTCTACTCAGTATATCCTTAGTAATGCACAATGTTGTCCAAATACTACTGACCCTGAAGGATGTCCACAATGCGCTCCTGTATGGTCGTATCATAGTCACTTCTATGAGATACACTCAGATACATGGGAAACAACTAAGTCACGCATTACCATATCAGATGAATCATCTACTGGTGTACAAGAATCATTCTTTACCGTAGACACTGACTCTAGGAGATTATTCTTCCGCTATACAACCCGTGATGGTGACTGGAATAGCGGAGATAAGATTAATGGGTGGGATATAGTTAACGTATTTTACTTCGGTGATGAATTGAAGTGCGGAGTAATGGAGTTCTCTCAGGCACAAAACGCAGGACAGACCTTTAGTTATGAGCAACAATTCACATCTAGCGACGGTGGTGTAATAAAATGCCTTGCTGGATATGGTATTCCGAATAAATGCGCATTCACTGGTGTATATGAATTCCCTAAGAAGTTATCTTATTGGAAGGTACAGATAAATCCTAAAGCACTTATACCATGGCGCACACTAGATGAGGCAAAATTAGAAGCAGTAGTGGATGATGACGGAAGTATATCATCTGTTCTTGTAATTAATGGTGGTAGAGGTTATATTGAACCTAGTATCGTTGTAATACATCCACGGGAGATGGAAGACTTCTCTGCGAATGACCCTGCTAAGTTTATGGGTGATTCCGTTAGTATGGATGAAGATTGGAAGAAGACATTCCAAACACCTGAGTCTTCACAGACTGTAGGTGATAGCATGCGTGATACGCAGAAGACTTTTGGTGTACACACAGGAGCAGTTAGTGTAGCGCAGGATAAGAATAGACAAGCTTTCAAGATGCGTAAAGCAAAGCTTGAGATATCAGAGATGACTGACTTGGGTATTATAAAATCCGTGCGTGTCGTAGATGGTGGTGCAGGATATAGTCAAGCAGATACACCTACGGTGCAGGTAGTAGAGCCTGAGCATATTAAATGGGATATGCAGAAGGAAGATGGTGCGCCAGACCCACAAGCATTCGGAAATACACGAAAAGAGATGTTTGATGGATTTGGTGGAGGACAAGAAGGAGGTGCGCAAGGACTAGATGAGGAATCAGAGAATACAAAGTATATTAAGAGCTCCTTTGATTTAATTGCATCAGGTAAAGCAGTAGATGTGCCAGATAGTTATATCCGTGCTGCGGAATTAACTGAGGATACTACTAATCATTGCTTACCTTTAAACCCAGGGTGTATTGAAATTGGACCTGGTATAGGTCTAGTATCCAAAGCATTGCCTAAATCTGAACAGTTTGCTATAGTCTCAGGTTTTGAACCTGGTGTAGCGCAGTTTGAAAAAGATGTAATGCCCTTTGCGGTTACTGCTGCACAACAGACGGATAGTTACGTCGAGAATAATTCACACCTGTATGGACCTTTTGGTAAGAGCAATTGTATAAAGACTGGGCAACCAAAACTCTACAATATTACCCGATGGTTTGATATGCCCTGTGCGTATTTAGATGTTGGTGATGATGGTGAGCAAAAGGCATTTGGATGGTTACCATATAGGTATTGTGCATCTAAGTTGCAGTTGGCATCATACAGAGTATCACTAGAAGTAGAAGGTAGGATTACAGGGTCACAGGGTGCTGACTGTATGGACTTTATCAAAGGATTACCTAAACCTCTTCTACAGCTAAGAAGAGACCCAGAAGGTAATGCTGGTAAGAGGACTTGGAATTGTAGACGAGGAAGTATTAAGGGTAGATGCTATCGTGACCCTAATAACAGTTCTGATATTGTCTTTGTACCTGTAGGACTAGATGAGAATACGTGGGATTATAATAGAAGTAACTTCACAGAGCTAGAGCAATTGCAGATGTGGGGTGGAAGTAATATGACCAGTAGTGCCGCAGTGCAAACTTGGTTAGGTCACCCTACTGAAGGAGACCCAGCAGGTACTCCACACTCTGTAGATTACACTGCGCTCACTGTAGCAGCATGTTCTGGTGGTGCGCCACCCAACGAGTGTTGGGACAGTTACGTACGTGGTGTGAATGCATCCGACGGACCATTGAAAGTATACTGTGGGTACGACAACCAAGGTAATGGAATAGCAGGAAACACTTATTGTGATACTCCTGAACTATTCGATGCCTGTGTAGCATTAGATAAAGTTATGGATTCGTCTATTGCAGTCAATCCAAACAGGATTAGTGGTAGTGGTGCTAACGCTCTTATGATGATGGGACCATATAATGGGACTATGACAGTCAGAAATAACTTAACTGGTAGTATAACTGCACTAGAAAGAGCAATTAGAAACTACGGTAACCCATATTTTGACGAATGTAGCACTGGAAAGGCATGGGTGAAGGGTAGATTAGTTAATGAGGAGTTGAGATAATGGCATTTGGGTTTCTAAGACCAGTATCATCTTTAAATGGACTGCCTTGTAGTGGTCATGGACTGTGTTTACCGTCCACAATTCACTCTGTACAGTCTTGTGGTAGTGCTCCAATACCATATTCCATTACTATTAAGAATTTTACGTGCTGGTGGCCTCCACAACCATTGATTCCTATCTTCCCAGTGACCCCAATGAGGGCAACTGTGCTAGTAAATGGGATTCCTATCTCGGTTATGGGTGATACCTTCACTCCACATATAGCAGTATGTACTAATATTATTATCTACATCTGTCCTTGTGGTAAATCGATGTGTCCGATACCCACTCCTATCCCATGTTCTATCTTAACGATTGAAGATGCTGGTGGAGTTGGACATATGAGGACGTTAATGGCAACAACTTTAACAGTATTTGCATTCAAGCGACCGATTGCAAGGATATTAGACCCTCTTGGAGTTGGATTTCCAGGATTTAGTTACCCTTGTTCATCTGTAGTTGCCTGGGGGCATGCAACTGTGCTAGCATCATAGGAGTTTAAGAGAGAAAATGGCAAAAGCGACAACTGGAGCATGGGGAACAGGGTCATATGTACCTGCTCAACCCAAAAAAACACGTCAAGGGAGTAGCAAAAACACAAAAATTGCTGCCACTTCACGTAATTCAGCAGGAAAAAGATATAAAGGGCAAGGAAGGTAGCTAAATAAAAGATATAGTGCTAAATATCTTAAGAAAAGTAGTGCACCATGCCAGCTTATAGGTTTAGATCTGAGAAATACGTCAGTAGAGGGTTCCAAGACTTAGCAGTTTCGTTTAAGGCTAACCCCTCTACTGGCGATTTTGGCGTGGTTAAGAATGAAAATGCAATTAAGCAGTCAGTTAGGAATCTAATTTTGACTCAATTTGGTGAAAGACCTTTTCAAGAAGAGATTGGGTCACGTGTTAACACACTTTTATTTGAACCTTGGGATCCATTTAGTGTTGACGCACTAAAAAGTGAAATATATAACTGTCTTCAAAGACTTGAGCCACGTATTCAATGCACTGCCGTGGAAGTTCGTGATGATTCTGATATAAACGCAGTCCAAATTGGTATTGATTATACTATTGTCGGCGAATCAGAGGTAAAACAAGTAGACTTTCTATTAGAAAGAGCATAAAATGGCAGCTATTCCATCACAACTAACGTCGTTAGACTTCTTTGAAATTAAAGAATCAATCAAATCTTACCTAAGGACTCGAAAAGAGTTTACTGGTTACGATTTTGAGGGATCTTCTGCTGCATATTTGATTGACATCCTTGCTTATAACACATATTATACTGCTTTTAACGCTAACATGGCGTTGAATGAAGCATTTCTTGAGACAGCAACGGTTAGAGACAACATTGTAAGGATAGCAAAGCAGTTAAACTATACTCCTAGGTCATTAAAAGCACCCAGGGCATGCTTACAGATATTTGCACAGACTACAACTTCGTTAAATGGCACGACTTTCCCAGAATATGCGACATTACAGAAGGGAGATGTCTTCGTTGCTGAGAATGATAGCGATAATTATACGTTTACAGTCATAAATGACATCAAAGTGCCAGTAGATACTGCCACAGGTATAGCATCGTTCGACAATGTATTGGTTTATCAAGGTAATTTACTCCAATTTACATACACAGTTGACTATACAAAGAATCAAGACTTCGTAATCCCTGCTGAGAATGTTGATACAGGGTTACTAACAGTAGACATTTCACCAAATGCCCAATCTTCAGAGGTTGACACCTATAATTTGGTAACAAATGCTACAGCATTGAATGCTACTTCCAGAATTTACTATTTGGAAGAGACAGATGACATGAGATACCGTCTTTTATTCGGAGATGGGGTCTTAGGAAGGAAATTAGTTGATGGAGAATTCATTACAATCAATTATGTGACCACTTATGGTGTCCAAGCAAACGGTTGTAAGAATTTTGACTACATCGGCAACATTATGGACAGTGATGGAAGGGTAATTGCACCTTCTAAGATCACGATTATCACAAAAGACGCATCTCAAGACGGTGAGGAGCGTGAAACAGGTCTCTCAATCAAGTTTAGAGCACCTAGAGCGTATGCAACCCAGAATAGGGCAGTTACTGAGAATGATTACGAGCATATTGTCTCGGAAATCTATCCTCAAGCGGCATCTGTGACTGCTTATGGTGGTGAGAAGTTATCTCCACCGATTTATGGCAAAGTTTACGTTGCAATTCGACCAAAAACAGGAAATAAGCTAAACGCTAGCACAAAACAGAAGATTAAAAACGATTTGAAGAAGTATTCAGTCGCTTCTGTTGAGCCTGTTATCATCGACCCAACAAGTTTCTACATTATACCCAAATCTTACGTTTATTACGATGGTGGAGCAACCAGTTTGACTGGATCTCAACTTGGAACTAAGGTTTTACAGGCAATTGACGAATATAACCGTAACGGCACCAATAACCGATTTGGAAATCGTGTTGATGGGTCTAAATTTGCCTCTATGATTGATAATGCTGATACTAGCATTTCTGGTAACGTTACCCAGATGACTTTAGGTCAAAATCTTGACCAATTTACATTTGGAAACGTATTTACCCAATGTTTAGACTTTGGAAACCCACTATTTGACCCTTCAGACCTTGCAGGTAACAAAGATGGCGACTCATGTGCTCCATCCTTCTCTGTAGTCAAGTCTGGCACGTTTTATGGCACTGGGTATACAGAAGATTTAGTTAATTTGACATTAGCAGACGGAAGCACCTCTGCTGGAGTGTCAAGTCCAATAATTTCAACGAATGCAGAGAATACTGTGCTCGTTGCAGTAAATATTAGAGATGATGGCAAGGGAAATTTGATTCTTGTTACTAAGAGGGATGAAACTGAGGTAATCCTCAATCCTTCTGTAGGTACTGTTGACTATTCTAGTGGTCAGGTCTGTGTTGGACCTATCGCAATAGCAGGTACCCCTGACGACACCCTGAGACTTCCTGTCCAAGTGTATCCTGCTGGTGGATCACTCACAATTCCTCCTGGAGTTGACCCAACAATCTTTAACCCAGCAGTCAATCCAATTGACTTTACAATCAACGATGTTTCAATCCCTACCTTCGATCCTAATAACTTTAGTGGTTATAATTTCGGTAACGTAGGCGGTATAAATATCATTGATTATCCCACGGATAGCTTTACCTATCCAGTCAGCGAATCTTGTTTCTAAGATAGATGCCTACGAAGAATATTAACGTCTCGGATAGGGTAGAATACCAACTACCCGATTTTATTCGGCAGGAAGACAGACAATTAGTCAATTTCTTGTTTGAGTATTATAAGTCTCAAGAGAAGACGGGTAGACCGTACGATGTCCTAAACAATCTATTAGGATACCTAGATCTTGACCAGTATAACTCAACGGAGTTGTCTAGTAGCACACTTCTGTTGAAAGATATTGGTGTCTATGACGATAAGATAGAAATTGAATCAATTGATGGATTCCAGACAAAGAATGGATCCATAATGATTGATAATGAGGTCATTTACTACGAGGAAGTTTCTCGTGGACCTGATGTCATTATAACTCCAGGTATTTCATTCCCACAGTTTAATAAGAAGAAGCAACAGCTTGAAAATCCATTCATGCTGTTCGATGGCGTAGAAACAATATTCCCATTATCATTTTTAGGCACTCCAGTAGCACCACCTTCTGCTGAACACCTCATTGTAATCACTTACAACCAGATGCTGGTTCCAGAGGTTGATTACTTCATAGAAGGTAGTAATGTTCGTTTCCAAGAACCTCCTAGGATGCGGGAAGGTGCTGATGACTCAGAATTCACTCAACTTACATATTTGATTGGTTATTCTGACCAAACTATTAAGACCACTGATGCAATCCCTTATGAAGAGTGGCAAAACACTAAGAATTATCCATTAAGGATTGATACTGTTCCTTATACTCCAACTTCAGAGATTGGACTGATAATCAAGAAGAATCATAGATTACAAGTCCCATATATTGACTATACAGTATTCCAAGATAGGGTTGTCTTCAATAATCCTATTGGTGCTGCTGATGATATCCATATACGCTCTGTAGAGTATGTTGCACCCTCTTATGGTTCAGGTGCCACTGCAATCGCTTCTGTGGACGACTCAGGGCAGATTACAGCACTGATTCCTAAGACTGGTGGTAGTGGATATCGTTTAGATTTCAATCCTAAGGTTACTATTCTGTCAACCAGTGGTGGTGGGTCTACTGCTAAGTCTTTAATTGGTGGTATTAAGAATATTACCCTAATTGATGGTGGTCAAGGTTATACATCATACAACCCACCTATCCCTGTTTGTGCTTTACCTGTTGGTGCTAACGGAACACCTGCAAAACTGTCACTAACCGTTGATGACACCACTGGAATGATTGATAGTCTTACTATTACCAATAGTGGTAGTGGTTATGACTTCATTCCTGCTATTTCCTTCAATAATCCAGGTGGAGCGAAGATAGGTGCTCCTACTATTGATGGTGAAGGTCGTGTTAACATCGGTACCATCGCTGTTGAGGAGATGGGTCTTGGATATAGTAATCCTCCTGTTGTTTACATCGATCCAGCACCTGTAGGTGGCATTGATGCTCAAGCAATATCAAGAATTAACCAGGATGGTCAAGTATACGAGATTAACATCGTTAATCGTGGTAAAGGTTATACTTCTATCCCTAGAGTCCAAATAATTGACCCAATTGGTGCTCAGGTGCTTGACGTAACAGTTGCATCTGGTTCAGTTACCAATATTGAGATGTTAACAGGTGGTCAGGGTTATACTGACGCTCCATCTGTCTATATTGTTGATGATCGTAAGGATGCTTACGGTGAAGTCATTGGTGGCACAGGAGCAACCGCCGCTGCAACCATTTTCAACGGTGAAATCACTGATATCAACATTACCAACTTTGGTACTGGATATTCTGCTGAATTCCCACCTAAAATCTACATTGCAGAGCCTCAGAAGGCACGTGCATCAGTAGATGTAGGATTTGACGAGGTTACTGGTTTTGACATCTTGGAAGAGGGCATAGGATACTCTCCTAGCGCATTCCTGGGGTGCTCCAGGGGCGTTTCGGGTCCTGTTGCTTACGATAACCTCCATAATGAGATATATGCTGGAGAATCTGCTTTAAGGCAGTCAAATCACCTCCAGGGACAGACTGTAATCAATTTAGACTCATTATTCATCAAAGAAGTCTTCGATAAGTTTAGAAGACAGTATTTGCCGACTATTGAGATTGATTTTACGTCAATTAACCCAGTTCAGGTAATTAAGAACATTACCGACTTCTATATCTC